GTTATAGCTATATCAGTTTAAGTTCAAACTAAAACCAATGGGAAAGGGAAGAAAAAAGCTACCAACAGAATTAAAAAAAATGAAAGGGACAATGCAGAAATGTAGAACTCTTGAAAATGAAATGAGTGTTGATTTATGTGTTGAGATTCCAGCTTCACCAGATTGGCTTTCACCAATTGGCAAAGAGGAATGGCATAAGATAACTAAACAACTATTCAATCTAAATATGTTGCATCAGGTTGATTTAAAATTGATTGAAGCTTATGTGAATGAGATAGCTATTTACATTGAATGTGAAAAAAAACTTAGAGAATCAGGAAGAGTTGATGAATTTTTAAACTCAGAGGGAGAGCTTATTAGGAGGCAAGCCAAGCCATTGGTTAAAATGAAAAATGATGCATTAAATAATGCTTTAAAATTAGCAAGTCAATTTGGAATAACTCCATCAGCAAGAGCATCAATATCAGCTCCTCAAATAAATAACAATACACAAATTAATAATTATTTTGAGTAAATATTATTTTGATAAACAGGCAAGTGATAAGGCAATAGGATTTATTGAAACCTTTATTACACACACAAAAGGAGAGCTTACTGGTAAACCATTACTTTTGGAAGAATGGCAAAAAGAAATAATTAGTAATTTATTTGGATGGAAAAATAAAGATACTGGATTTAGAAAATTTAGAACATGTTACATTCAAATTCCAAGAAAGAATGGTAAGACTACATTATGTGCGGCTATTGGATTATATATGTTATTTGCTGATAAAGAAAGAGGCGGTGAAATATATGCAGCGGCTGGAGATAGAAACCAAGCTAACATAATTTTTGATATAGCAAAGCAAATGATTCTTAACAATCCAGAGCTAACAAAAAGAGGAAAGGTATTTAGAAACTCAATTGTTAATGAAAGCAAAGGTAATTTCTTTCAAGCTATTAGTTCAGATAGTTCAACAAAGCATGGCTTCAATGCCAGTTGTATTCTGATGGATGAGATGCATGTTCAAAAGAATAGAGATTTATGGGATACATTATTAACATCAACTGGAGCAAGAACAGAACCATTATGTATTGCAATCACAACAGCTGGATTTGATAAGCAATCTATTTGTTATGAGCTTTATGATTATGCAAGTAAAGTAAGAGATGGAGTGATTGATGATCCAACTTTCTATTCAGTAATTTATGAAGCTACTGATGGAGATGATATTCAAGATGAAGAGGTTTGGAAAAAATGCAATCCAAATTATGGTATCAGTTTAAGAAAAGAATACATGGAAAGAGAAAGCCAAAGAGCTGTGGATGTACCATCTTATCAAAATACATTTAAGAGATTGATGCTTAATCTATGGACTGATTCTCAAACTGTTTGGATTACTAATGATGATTGGATGAAATGTAATCAAAAATATGACTTTAAAAAACTTGAGGGAATGGAATGCTGGGGCGGTCTTGACTTAGCATCCACAAGAGATATTAGTGCTTTTGTTTTAATATTTAAGGATGAAGATAATTATATTGTCTTACCGCATTTATTTATTCCATCAGAAAATGCAAAGCAAAGAAGTGAAAGAGATAAGGTTGATTACATGACTTGGGTAAATCAAAACTATGTTATTGCAACAGAGGGAGATGTTGCTGATTATAATTTTATTAAAGCTAAGATTAATGAATTGAGTAAAATATACAGAATACAATCAATTGCTTATGATAGATGGAATGCATCTCAATTAGTTATTGATTTAATTGGTGATGGAGCAAACATGACTCCTTTTGGTCAGGGCTTTGTGAGTATGTCAGCTCCAACAAAAGAATTAGAAAAGTTAATTATAGGAAAACAAATCATTCATAATAACAATCCAGCTATGAATTGGATGCTTTCAAATGTTGCAATACAGGAAGATCCAGCTGGTAATATTAAGATTGCAAAAAACAAATCAAGAGAAAAGGTTGATGGAATGGTTGCTTTAGTCATGGCTCTTGGTGAATACATGACTGGAGATGAGGTTAATAGTATTTACGATAATAGGGGACTTTTAATATTATAAACTATGGATTCAAAAATAATAGCATTACTAACACCAGAGGGCTTTGATGAAAGATTCTGGGACAATGCATCTAAATATAAAACTTATAAAAAAGCTTATGAGAAACTTGAGGATGAATATGAAACTTACTTTGGTAAACGTAAATATTCTGACTATAATTCTTATAGAGTTTGCAGAGATAGAAGAATAAAAAAAGGCAACAATGTTACACAAAGAACAGATTTTTAATTAATATTATTGTAAAAAATATTTTAATCTTTGGGCTTAATAGATAACATTAGAACTTTATTTACTGGTAATAGTTCTAAGAAGATAGATAAAAGAGGATTGAGTTTAAATACAATCTTCCCAGATGCTGATGTTTTTGATTCTGATAAAGCATTAACTCTTACATCAGTTTGGAATGCAATCAGATTACTTTCTGAAAGTGTTTCATCTTTACCAATATCAGTTTACAGAAAAGAAAATAATGGTGATAAAGTTGAGGATGTAAATCATAGAATCTACAATCTTATAAAATTTAAACCAAATAACTTTCAAAATAAAATAACATTCTTTGAATATATTATGTATTCAATCTTAACAGATGGTAATGCTTATGTTCAAATCATTAGAGATAACTCAGCTAATCCAGTTCAGTTATTACCAATGAATCCTGATTATGTTAATATTTTCATAAAAGATAATGAATTATTTTATCAGAAAGATGGTGGACCAGCTTTAGATTCCTCTGATGTTTTACATATTAAACTAATAACAGATGATGGAATTGAAGGGCTTTCACCTATTGACCAATGTGCTAAAGCTATTAATTGGAGTTTATCAATGGAAGAGTTTGGAAGTACATTCTTTAAGAATGGAGCAAAACCAAGTTCAGTATTATCAACTGATAGAGCATTAAGTGAAACAGCAATTGAAAGATTAAAAAATAGTTTTAATAGTTCTTATGCAAAACTAAAAAGCTCAAACTCAACTATTATTCTTGAAGAGGGATTGTCATTTAAGCCAATTTCAATCTCACCTGAGCAAGCTCAGTTCTTAGCATCAAGACAATTTGGAATAGAGGAAATTGCAAGAATATTTAATATTCCACCTCACATGTTAAAAGATTTATCTAAATCAAGTTTTAATAATATAGAAATGCAATCTCAAGAATATGTTACTTATACATTAATGCCTTATCTAACAAGGATAGAGCAAGAGATGAATCTAAAATTATTTAGAACAAATGAACTTGGTAAAACATTTGTAGAATTTAATGTCAATGGATTATTAAGAGGAGATGTAAAAACAAGAAATGAAGCTTATAAAACTGCAATTCAAAATGGTTATATGAGTATCAATGAAGTAAGACAAAAAGAAAATTTAAACTCAATAGAGGGTGGAGATCAGCATTTTATACAAATGAATATGACAACAATTGAAAACGTAGGAGATGCCAGCTTATAAATGTGATAATGGTAAATATAGATGGGGTGCTACTGGCTCATGTAAATATGATTCAAAGCAACAAGCTGAAGATGATAATAAAGATTATTACAGAAATATAACAATAGTATCTGGCTCACCTTGTTCAGGGAAAAATACTTATGTAAGAAACAATAAAAAAAGAGGTGATATTGTTTGGGACTTTGATAAAATTCATTCAGCATTAACTGATGAATCAACTCATAATCATATTGAGCAAGTTAGAAAATATATCTTTTCAATGAGAGATACTTTTTACAATGACTTAGAAAAAGAAAAGGATTTAAGAGTTTGGATTATAAATTCATCACCAATAAGAAGTGTAAGAAATGAATTAGCTAAAAGATTAAATGCTAATATAGTTTATCTTAAAAGAAGTAAAGATGAATGTCTTAGAGTAGCTGAGAATGAAAGGCCAGAGGAATGGAAAGGTTACATTGAAAACTACTTTGAAAGATTTGAAGATATTGAAGAAAATGAAAATATTAATATTATTGAAGTTAAGGCATTAAGTGATATTGATTTAACACCAACTCAAGGAATGATTGATGAGGCAAGAAAAGGACTTGAGTGGAGAAAAGAATTTGGAAGAGGTGGGACTGAGGTTGGAATCCGCACAGCAAGAATGATTATAAACAATGAACTTACTCCTGATAGAGTAACAAGAATGTTTAGCTTTCATTCAAGGCATCAAGTAGACAAAGAGGCGGAAGGCTACAACTCAGGAGAAAAGGGCTACCCATCTAATGGGAGGATTGCAATAGCTCTATGGGGAGGTGATGCTGGCTTTTCTTGGTCGGAAAGAAAAAGAGAAGAGATAGTAGAGGAGGAAGAAAAAAGAGTTAGTGCTAAAATAAAAACATCTTTAGAAAATAAAAGAGATGAGCATAATGAAGATATTAAAGAACTTAGTTTGGATTGGGATGGCTCTGTTACTTTATCAATGTTGGAAAAGGTATTTGATAGAGGGGTTGGGGCTTACAATACTAATCCTCAATCAGTAAGACCATCTGTTAAATCACCGGAACAATGGGCATTAGCCAGAGTTAATAGTTTTTTATATGCTATGAAAAAAGGTAAATTTAGAAGTGGAAAGCATGATACGGACTTATTACCAAGTAAACATCCAGTAAAAAAAGAAATGGAAGAAAAAATGAATAATATGAATAAAGATTGTAATGATTGTTTTAAAAACAAAAGAGAATTAGTAGGTACTATGATAACAGATGGAATTGAATTACCATTGTATAGTACAAAAGAGGAAGCTGAGAAAATGGCTGAAAAACTGGGAGGTAGTGGTTCTCATATCCATACTTTAGATGGTGAGGAGTATTTTATGCCATTTGATTCACATGAACAATGTATGATGATGATGTCTAAAGATAAAGATATGGAAGAAGAAGAAATTATGGAAGAATCATATCACTATGATAAAGATGAAGAAGAAGATGAGAAAACATTTAGAAATAATAATCCCAATGTAGAAAAAAGAACATTTAATCTTGAAAGTAAAATTGAAACAAGAGAGGTTGATGGTAAAGAAAGAAATATAGTTGTTGGTTATGGTAGCGTTTATAATTCCAGAAGTGAGAATCTCGGTGGCTTTTATGAGTACATCTCAGAGGGTGCTTTTACTGATGAGCTAATTAATTCATCAGATGTAAGAGCATTAATTAACCATGATCCTAATTTAATACTTGCGAGAAGCAAGAATGGTGAGGGAACTCTAAAACTTAAAGCGGATGCTAAGGGATTAAGATATGAATTTGAAATGCCAGATACATCTTATGCAAGAGATTTATTAATCAACATGAAAAATAATAATTTAAATCAAAGCTCTTTTGCTTTTACTATTCCATCTGGTGGGGATGAATGGAGT